CATGGACGGCCTCGGAGACTACTCCAAGAGCGCCGGCTATGTAAACGGAGACGTAACTCTTGAGATGGAGACAGTGAAGTGCAACTTCGACAGAGGCCGCATGTTCACAGTCGACAGCATGGACAACATCGAGACCGCAGGCGTGGCCTTCGGAAGACTCGCTGGCGAGTTCATCCGCACAAAGGTAGTACCTGAGCTCGACGCTTTCCGCTTCGCAGCTTACGCTGGACTCTCCGGCATCAGCACAACTACTGCAGCAGCTCTTTCAACTGGTGCAGATGTCATCGCAGCCATCGCAGCAGCAGCTGACGGCATGGACAACGACGAGGTTCCTGCTTCTGAGCGTTACCTCTTCATCACTCCTACACTCTTAGGTCTTGTCAGAGATCTCGACACTACTAAGAGCAAGGAAGTCCTTGCACAGTTCGCTGGCGTAGTTAAGGTTCCTCAGAGCCGCTTCTACACAGCCATCGATCAGCTCGACGGCACAACCGCAGGAGAAGAGGCTGGCGGATATGCTAAGGCTACAGGCGCAAAGGACATCAACTTCATGATCGTCCACAAGCCTGCTGTCATCCAGTTCGAGAAGCACGTCGTTCCTAAGATCGTGACACCTGAGCAGAACCAGAGCGCAGACGCTTGGAAGTTCGGCTACAGAAACGTGTCCATCGCGGACGGCTACGAGAACAAGGTGAAGGGCATCTACCTTCACAAGAAGAACTCATAAGGAGGGCGTGACTTATGCAGATGAAGTTTTCCGGGGGCTGGACCCTCGACGATCTCAACGATCACGTAACTATAGCAAAGGACACAGAGCTCGCTGATGCTCACAAGCGCCCCTTCTTAGGCGTGACTGCATCTGCAGCATCTAAGACCTTGACCCTCGGCCTCGACGACGGCGACATGATGATCCTCGTCAACGAGGGAGGCAGCAACGCGTTCACAGTCAAGAACGTGGAAGGAGACACCGGCACAAGCCTCGCAGCTGGGGCCGCTGCTCTCGTTATCGCTTCCAAGACTGCAGACGCGACAGTAGTGAAGGTCATCTTCACACCTGGAACATAAGGAGGTAGCCTATGAGAACAGTGGGATGGGTTGATCCTGCTGCCGAGGTTAAAGCCAACGATCTGGAGCAGGCCGAAGAGCCTGCTCCAGTTTTAGTTGAGGAGCCTGAGGCAGTGGAAGAAGCCGAAAAGAAACCGGCCAAAAAGGCCGCATCAAAGAAAAAGTAACAAGGAGGGAGCGCTAATATGGCCGCACTCGTATCGTGGGAGTATTACAGCTCCCTATATTCAAAAGTGACCAGTCAGGAAGCGTTCGAGAAGGCAGAGGCACTCGCTGAGAAGGATCTGGCCAGAGTCATCGGCCCATTAAGGTGGGCGGAGCTCGTGGCGTCAGACTGGAGCGGTGAGTTCTTCGCGGATCAGCTGAAGGACACGATCTGCAAGGTCGTGGACTACCAGCAGACAGCCGGACGCGTATCTGGCGCAGGCGTCTCCTCTGTTTCCAATGATGGCTACACCGAGAGCTACGTGCTGGCAAAACAGTCCGAAGCTCAGGAAGAGCTACAGAAGAACATCCGGGCCTGGCTATCCGGCACCGGACTCGTGAGGGCGTACTGATGGCACATTTTACGGATAAAATAACAATTTACCAGAAGCGAAACGGGAGCTACAACCGCACAGTCGTCGATGGCGTGCAGTGGTCGGACACTACTGACAAGACTCTGGCGACCGGCCGCCTCACCACAGCCAAGTCGGCGACGGTGACGTTCCCGGAGGCCGTGCTCAACCTGGTCGACTTCTCAACCTTTACGGAAGAGGACGCGATCTTCCTGGGAGAGCTTGACGATGAGATCACAACAGAGAAGGGGCACAGGCTCTCCGATCTGCTTGCGGCTCATCAGAAGAGCGGCATCATCCGGAGCGTGAACGACAACAGCAACCGCGACCTTCTGAAGAACATCAAGGTGGTGGTGTACTAATGCCTAACATGTTTACACTCAAGAGCGTCAACGTGGATCCGGATGGAGTTCTGGATGCGCATGGCCTCGCTCCGAATGGAGAGGTGCAAAAGTTCATAGACAGCGAAGTGCTTCGCTACTGCGAACCCTTGGTTCCTTTCGACCAGGGCACGCTGATCCAGAGCGGCATCATCAACACGGTGGTCGGCTCCGGCAAGGTGCAGTACAGGACACCATACGCTCGCCGCTGGTATTACATGCCGGCGAACTTCCAGGAGGCTCCGCGTCGCGGGAACTACTGGTTCGAGCGTGCAATTCATGAAGAAGGCGGCAAGGATCAGATCCTGGCCGGCGCGAGAAAACTCGCAGGAGCTAAACAATGAGCGAAACATACACAACCATCTCGTCAGCACTGGCGGCCTGGCTCTCGTTCTACGAGGCCATGGAGGTGGACACCAACCACGTCACGGACGGCTCCGACAAGTTCGGGCTGTTCAAGTCTCCAACCCGAAGGACCAAAGAGTACACGGGCGGGAGCTACGAGATCACCGAATACTATCAATTTTTTGCACGGCAGGCATCCGTCAGCGAAGAGGACCGCAAGGACTCGGACGCATGGCTGGAGGAGCTGGCATACTGGGCCGACGACTTCGGTCTCCTTTATGCCTACCCGGAGCTTGACGGCAACCGCACGATCAACAAGATCGAGCTGACCGGGGCACCGTACCCGATGGAGACGGGATCCAGCGACACGCTGTTCCAGATGTCTCTTGCAATAACCTATACACGTGAAAGAGAGGTATAAAAAATGTCACTTACAAGATTAAAGAAGCACAAGTTCATCCCTTACATCGACGTAAGCAGCACCAGCACACCCTCCTGGGCACGTATCGGCAAGTCCACGATCTTCGACTTGACTCTTAATGCCAACATCGTGACCAGCGACTTCATCGAGGACGAAATGCCCACCGATGACGTCACCTACTACAAGCCCACACTTCCTCAGGAGCTTCAGACCAACGCAGGCGACGCTTCCTTCGATTACATCTACGAGATGTTCAAGTCCCTCCCCACTGGTGAGGACATCAAGAAGGAGATCCTCATCTGCTTCGCTGGAGCGTCTTCACCCGTGGACGCTTGGCTCACCAACAGCTCCGTGATCCTGAAGGATCTCAACTCCGTGGACGAGAAGATCCTGTTCGACATCAACATCAACAAGATCACAAACGGCACCGTCACTTTCGACGAAACGACCGGAGCGCCTACATTTACAGAGACTTAAAAAGCACTATTTAGGAGGAGAACACAATGATCTACACAGTTATCATCAACGACCGCAGCTATGACCTGCCTAAGAAGACAATGGCCATCACGGAGAAGCTCGACAGCACCGCACAGGTGGACGAGCTTGACATCCCGGTGCGCGAGAAGTACCGCAAGGTGCTCGACTGCGTTCTGGCCATCTTAGGCAAGGAGGCAACAGAGGAGGCACTTGGCTCCACCGATCTCAACGAGGTCGACCTCTCTGAGGTGACGATCGCGTTCCGCAAGATCGTGGACGCTTACAACAGACCGGTGCAGGATTATGTCAACGCAAGCGGACGAGGAGCTCTTGAGGGCATGCCGCTCCAGGAGATGACAGCCTTGGCCAATGCAGCCACCCAGATCCTCAACGCAGCGGACACCGTTAAGAAGTGATTGATCTAACCAGGAGGACCCTGCCCAACACCATCACAGTGTTCGGCAGGGCTTTCTCTATATACACAGATTTCAGAGTGTGGCTCAGGTTCGAGACCGAACTGGCTGAGCACCGCAGCAAGGAGCCCCTGAACATCGACTACATTTTCAAAAATGACCGCCCGGTTTACTGCCCGATCCAGAACGTCCTGGAGTTCGCAAGACCGAAGAACGAGCTCCCCCGGAAAGTCCGGGGAACGAGCGACGCGCGTCTCGTAGACTTCCAGATAGACTCCGACCTCATCTACGCGGCCTTCCTGCAGCAGTACGGCATCGACCTGATCGATGTGCCTGAGCTGCACTGGCACAAGTTCCTGGCCCTTTTTCGTGGCTTGAAGGACACCAAGCTGGACGAGGTGATGGGGTACAGGTGCTACGAGAAGCAGACAAACAAGAACATCGACCCGTATGAGGAGATGAGGGACGCCTGGGCACTGGAGGACATCCTCACACCTGAAGAGGAAGAGGAGCTGGCAGAGTTCAACCGAATGGCCGAAGGAGGTGACAGCAAGGGCTGACGGATCCCTTTTATTTGATACAGAACTTGATACAAGTGGCCTAAAAACCGGACTATCTGGCATCGGAAACGTCGCCAAGGCGGGCCTCGGCGTAGCTGCTGCAGGCTTCGCGGCCGTGACGACTGCTGCCATCGGTACAACTAAGGCGATCGCCGACGGCGTAAATGCCGCGGCGGACTACGGCGACACCGTGGACAAGATGAGCCAGAAGATGGGCCTGTCTACGGACGCATACCAGGAGTGGGACTTCGTCATGCAGCACTGCGGCACGTCCATCGAGGCACTCAAGCCTTCGATGAAGACGCTGGCCAGTGCAGCCGAAAAGGGCAGCGAAGCGTTCGACGCTCTTGGCATATCCCAGGAACAGATCGCGAGCATGTCGCAGGAGGAACTCTTCAACGCGACCATCGCAGGGCTCCAGGGAATTGAAGACGAAACACAGAGGACCTACCTCGCCAGCCAGCTCTTAGGCAAAGGCGCGACAGAGCTCGGCCCGCTGATGAACATGACAGCGGAAGACACCGAAGCGATGAAGCAGCAGGTCCACGACCTCGGCGGTGTTATGTCCGAGGATGCGGTCAAGGCGGCCGCAGCTTATAAAGACAGCCTGCAGAACCTTCAGACAGCGATCAACGGAGCCAAGACGCAAATGTCTGCGCAGCTTCTTCCTGCAGTGACTCAGGTCATGGATGGCCTGACGATGATCTTCTCCGGCGGAGATATGGATCAGGGCATGGAGCTGATCAGTCAGGGCATCGATGAGCTCTCTGAGAAGCTCGAAGAGATCGTTCCGAAGGTGCTCGAGATCGGCAGCAGCATCATCTTGAAGCTGGCCGAGGCTATCATCGAGAACCTGCCGACACTGATCGACACAGGCATGAACATCCTGAACCAGCTCATCGCTGGCATCATCGAGGCACTGCCTCAGCTACTCGAGGCAGGCATGCAGATCATCACTGGACTGGTGGACGCGACTCTGCAGAACCTTCCGATGCTCGTGGAGGTAGCTCTTCAGATGCTCCTGACTCTTGCGCAGGGCATCGTCGACCAGCTTCCGACACTGATCCCGGCGATCATCGACGTGGTGCTCCAGGTAGTTCAGACACTCATCGAGAACCTTCCGATGCTGATCGAGGGCGCGATCCAGCTGTTCCTCGGAATAGTGACCGGACTCATCCAGGCACTTCCGCAGATCATCGCAGCGCTTCCGACACTGATCGACAGCATCATCCAGGCGCTCATCGCATCCATCCCGATGCTGATCGACTGCGGCGTGCAGCTGTTCCTGGCACTCATCGAGAACCTTCCGGCCATCATCGTGGCCATCTGCAAGGCAGCGCCCGAGATCGTCAAGAGTCTCGTGCGTGGCTTCTTAGAGCTCGCAGTGCAGATCAAGGAAGTGGGCACCAAGCTCATGACCAAGCTCAAGGAAGGCATCACCGGCATGGTATCGAACCTCGTGAGCGCAGCCAAAGACCTCGGCAAGAACGTCGTCGACGGTATCTGGAACGGTATCTCGGCCGGATGGGACTGGCTCAAAGAGAAGGTCGGAGGACTGGCGAAGAGCCTCTTCGACGGTGCCAAGGCGGCACTGGGCATCGCTTCACCTTCCAAGAAGTTCAAGTACCTGGGCGAGATGTGCGTGGCTGGCTTCGATGAAGGCATAGAAGACCTCATGGACGGCGCGGCACTCGGCGCAGCTATCAACAACACGCTGGGAACCGTAGCGGCCAACGTCGGCGTGGGCGAAGGTCAAGGCCTGGGCAACTCGCAGACCTTCAACTTCTACGACACGCAGACAAGTCCGGATGCTATCCGGAGAAAAGTCGCGAACACCATGACGTTCGGACTGGCAGGAGGTATCTGACATGGCTAATTTAGTTTTGATCCGGATCGTCCGGAGTGATAACAAAGTATTTTTACTGGGAACGGGAACCTGGAGGATCCTCTCCAACGGCCTGAAGGGCATCGACTTCCCGAACTTCTCAGTCTTCAGTGATAAAAACGGCGTCGGAGACGGCGCCCTTTTATCCGGAAAAAGAATAAACGACCGCGACGTGCAGATCTCCTGCAAGAGTGTGGACCCATCGGCGAACCAGTCGATCAGGGAGGCGACGCTGGCCTTCTTCAACCCGAAGTACACGTTCAAGCTCTTCATCACATACCAGGGCGTGACCAAGTGGATCGAGGGAGAGCTCCAGGGCTTCTCCTGTCCTTCTGAGAACGTCCACAGACCCATGACGCTCACGGTCAAGTTCTACTGCAAGGACCCGATGCTCAAGAGCGTGGACGACTTCGGCAAGGACATCGCCTCGATCAGCGCAGGCTTCGGCTTCCCGTACATCGAGAGCGTGACCGAGAAGGTCATCCCATGCTACGCGGGCATCTTCAACTTCAACCACGAAGTCGTGATCAACAACGACGGCGACGCGATGACCTACCCGAGAGTGACCATCAACTTCTCAGGGCACGCAGTCAACCCGAAGATCTACAAGGACAACTACTACGTGCGCATCCTGGGCAACTTTTACGAGGGCGATGTGGTGGTCATCGACTTCGAGAACTGCACGATCAGGAAGAACGACGTCAACTGGATCCAGCACATCGACCGCTCCAGCACCTTCACGGAGATGGGCCTGAACATCGGAGACAGCACGATCGGCTTCGAGGCTGACGACGGTGATGGCAACATGGCCGTCTTCGTTTACTATAACAAGCTCTACCTGGGCTTATAAGGAGGTGAGCTGATGAACCTGGCGTTCATGGACAGCAATTTCAACATCATCAAGTACTTCAAGTACGTCAACCTGCAGTGGATCCGGCGCTACTACGAGCCCGGAGAGTTCGCGGTGCAGCTTCCGGCGTCTGAGTACATGGCCGAGGCGGAGTACATCTTCACCAAGGACCGCCCGGAGCTCGGGATCGTCCAGAAAAGACAATACGCGGACGGGTATGACGGCGAGGTCATCCAGCTCTCCGGGTATTTTTTCGAGTACAAGCTCAACGACAAGATCACCTTCCCGCGCTTCAATGCTTCGGGCAACATCGAGACACTGGCCCGGGCGATCGTGAACACCTACAAGGGCGACATCCCGATCCTGCAGATGGGGGCGGCGAACGATCCGCTCCTGGGAAGTGATACAACCAAGGAGAGCACCGGCGAAGGACTCGCCACCGTGCTCTACGCGCTACTGCAGACGCAGGAGCTCTCCTTCAAGTGTATATACGATTATGTCAACAACACCATGACCTTCGCGGTGTGGCAGGGAGTCGACAGGACACAGGACCAGAGCGAGAACAGCTTCGTGACCTTCTCCGAGGGCTTCAGGAACATGCAGAACGAGGAAGTGGTGATCGATGCGTCAAACTTCAAGAACTACGCGGTCGTCATCGGCAACGGCAAGTACGAGGACGGCAACCAGATCGAGGTCGATGTGGATCTCCGCTCCAGTCCTTCAGACTATGCGAAGATGCTATACGTCGATCAGACAGGCGCGACCTTCGACTCTACGAAGCAGACCCGGGCCGAGTACAACGCCCAGCTCTATCAGGCAGGCCGTGAGGAGCTCGAGAAGTACACCGACGTGACGAGTGTCACCTTCGACACCATCGACCGCGGCCTGACGTATCTCGAGGACTACGATCTCGGAGACAAGTGCGACGTGATCCTGGACAGCGTGAGCCAGTCGTTCACGGTCCGGATCATCGAAGTGACCGAAGTCTTCAAAGAAAACAAGCACACCGTGACGCTCCAGTTCGGTGAAAAAGTTCCAACAGTTTACTCAAAAGCGAGGAGGTAAAAGAAAATGCAAAGCATGACAGCGTTCCCCTTCACTTCGGTCCTCAGCTATGACGAGCTCGGCTGGCCGGTGCTCGACAGAGCCGTCGGATCGGAGACTCTGCGGAAAGTTCTGCAGAACTATTACAACAACGGCGTGTTCGCGATCAACAACTCCAACTGCCTGCAGGTCACTGCTCCGGCCGGGGGCGGTTCTTCCATCACAGTGAAGCCTGGCACATGTCTGATCAACGGCGCGACCGGTTACATCGACGAGGCGGCAGAGCTCGCGCTCACACCTGGCGACTCTTCTCTCCCGAGAATTGACACAGTAGTGGCCCGCCTGAACGACAACAGCGACTACCGCAACATCTACCTGGACATCATCATCGGAACACCGGGAAGCACTCCACAGGCTCCGGCGCTCACGCAGACCGACTCAGTCTGGGAGATAGGCCTGGCCAACATCCACAGAGCGGCCAACAGCACAGCGGTCACTTCTTCAGACATCACAGACACCCGTCCGGACTCATCCCGCTGCGGTTATGTGACAGCCATCCAGGAGCTCGACACCGAGAGCCTGATGCAGCAGCTCAACGCCTACTACGACGAGTTCGTCGAGCAGTGCGAGGACGACTACGCTGAGAGCCGTGCCGGGTATCTGGAACAGTGCGAGGCACTCATCCAGCAGATCACGGACTTCAACACAGCAACAGAGGCGGAGATCCTTGCATGGTTCAATGATATGAAGGACCAGCTCAGCGAGGACGCAGCCGTCCATCTGCAGGTTGAGATCAACGCCATCACGGCGAACGAGTTCCTGGAGAAGTACGGGCTCGTCAATAAAGTGACCAGCATCCTCAAGAACGCGAGCGGAGAGACGACTCAGATCGTCGAAACGAGCACGGACGACGGGGTCATCGCGACCACAACCTTCACGAAGGACTCGGCAGGCAACACGACAGAGATCACCACAGACGTCGTACCTGCGAACGACTCCTTCCACTACGTTAAGACCGTAACCTTCACGACCACAGACGCCAACGGCAGCAAGCGGATCGAGGAGAGCTACGAGAAAATAGCCAACACATAAGACAAGGAGGAGAACACAATGGCAACAGATTTCACTGGCGCACAGTACGGAGCGGACGAAGTCCTGGCTGGTATCAAAAAGAACCAGATCACCGGAGTCCCTCCCAAGAACATGGACGTCTTCACGGTCAAGGGTAACGGATCCGGAAGCCTGAAGATCACCGTCGAGGTGGGCGACACCATCGTGGACGATCAGCTCATCTGCACAGTGGGCGGCGTTAAGGTCGTAAGGAAGACCGGAAGCGCTCCTGCAAATGTGAACGACGGCACGCTCGTCTTCGATCATGCTGGTGGCGCGTCCTACAGCTACGAAGACAACGACCTGGAGAACGGCACAACCTACTACTACAGGGCGTTCCCTTATTCAGACCACGGGGTCTACAACTGGAACGCGGAGAACATCCGCAGCGGAGTCCCTTCGGCGATCAAGTACTGGGCCTTCGAGCAGAACTTCGCGGACACCAACCCGGACACAACGATCTCGTACCCTGCAGGATATGAGAACAGCGACTTCGCGCAGATGCACACCAACGAAGGCACCGGAACGGCTACCGCAGGAGACTGGGGCGACTTCCTTGAGGACACCCTGAAGAACCTGCCCTACATGGTAGGAGAGGACGGCGAGGCTGACTACCAGCTCGACCCTGACGACTACACCAAAAAGGCAGACGGCACTGCTTCAGATTATGCGAACACAAGCTACAACGGCGGCGCCTTCGCTTGGATCAACAAGATCTACATGAAGGAGACCTACACAGGCGACAAACGTCTCGTAGAGTTCGCCGATGGAGAAGCTGAAGGCTTCACAGCGGTCGGCTTCACAGATGGAGAGGATGAGCTTGAGGGCATCTGGATCCCGATGGGCTACATGGACGCGTCCGGTCGTGTGCTCGTCTCAGGCACCACACCCGTGGCATCTAAGACCTGCGACCAGGAGTGGGCGATCATCCAGGGCAAGGGAACAAGGTCTCGCTTCTTAGGCGGTCCGATCCTCAACGTGCTCCGCGATCTCATGTATATGATGTTCAAGAGCACAGACATCCAGGCACACGCGGGCCATGGACGATGCAACGCCGGCTCTCAGGCAGTCATCAACAACGCAGTCGTAGCAAACGGCGCAGTCAGAGGATGGAAGGGCACAGCATCAGCGACCAAGGCCCTCAACAAGTACTTCCACAGCCAGGTGCTCGGATCATATCAGCAGCTGCTTCGTGATCCTTACACGCTCCTGATCGGTGGCAAGTTGTACGCCTGCGACGACTACAGCTACAGCCTGAGCGCAACAGGCAAGACCGACACAGGCATCACCTGGCCAACAGATAGCGCTTGGCAGTACCCGAGCCACACCCAGTACCTGGGCGACGGTCTCGGCAGCTTCCCGAAGCACGAGAACACAGGATCAAGCTCGACCGGTCTCTGCGACGGCGTATATGGAAACGCAAGCGGGACTCGTGTGGCCCGTCGCTTAGGCGGTTGCAACAACGGCCTCGTCGATGGCCCGGCTTACGTGTATTTGAGCAACGAGGCCAGCCTTGCGGACTGGAGCTGCGGAGTCGGGCGCGCGCTTCTTCCTTCTGCAGGTTACGCGCCAGCGTAACCTCAGGGGGTGCCGGGGGTCTTCCCCCGGCCGTATGGTAAGCAACAAAAACAAAATAACAGGGGACACGGACGGCCACCTCGGCTTTTTTGGTCCATCGCTTAGGCAATTGCAACAACGACCTCATCGATGGCCCGGCTTACGTGAATTTGAACAACGAGGCCAGCAATGCGAACTGGAACTGCGGAGTCGGGCGCGCGTATCTATTCAGCACATGTTTGCAGTGCCGTCCGTGTTCATTTACACCTCAGGCGGTTGAAATACCGCTCAGTCGCCCTTATGGGAGGGACAAGTGGAAATACAAGCCGATGCAGACCATCCCGTTCCGGCGGTCGTACCGGTAGGGATGGAGGCGAATAGAAGCATGTGCGAAAGTCTGCACACGTATAAGTACCTGCACAGGAAATGCTGCGACCGGCAGGTCATCATCGCGGCCTGGAACAAGCTGCGAAAAGGAAAAACAACACGGCGCGAGGTCATCAAGATCGAGGCCGACTTCGACAACTACGTCGACAAAATGCAGCGCATGATCCAAGAGACAAGACCGGGAGGAGATCCCGGTCTTCAGTTTTGGCCGGAAAAACACAAAGCGAGGATAGTCTTCGAGCATGGCAAGGAGCGCGAGATCTTCTGCCCTACGATCTGGGAGCAGTGGGTTCACCACATCGTGATCCAGGTGCTCGCTCCGATCGTGACACGCTACGCCTACAAGTACAGCTGCGGCTCAATGCCAAACCGCGGCGGCATATATGGCAAGCGACAGATGGAGCGCCTCATCGCCAGGGGCTTCAAGTACTTCGCGAAGTTAGACATCCGGCACTTCTTCAGGAGCGTCCGCCAGGACATAGTGATCGGGATGCTTGAGGAGCTGATCTGCGACGAGTGGTTCATCTATCTCGTGCGCAGGATCTTCTGGCAGTTCCCGAAGAGCCTCCCGCTGGGCTTCTATCCCAGCCAATGGCTCGCCAACTTCGTCCTCTGGAAGCTCGACAGGCGGATCATCTCCACCGGAGTGGATCACATCCGCTACGTGGACGACCTCGTCCTGGTATCAAACAACAAGCGGACCCTTCACCGCGTCGTCGGTATCATCCGGCAGGAGCTCGGCAAGATCCGGCTCCGCTTGAAGGACAACTATCAGATCTGCAGGTTCATCTTCCGGAAAAAGACCGGAGAGCTGATCGGCAGGCCGATCGACTTCATGGGCTTCGTGTTCCGGCGTGACCGGACCGTCCTCAGGAAGAAGATCATGATCCGAGCGACACGCTTCGCCGGACGCCTGAGCAGGGTGGACAAGATAGCCACCAGGCAGGCGCTCTCGATGATGTCCAGGATCGGGTGGTTCAAACACACGTCGACGGTGATCGTCTGGAAGACCTACATCGAGCCGTGTGTGAACATAAACGTGTTAAAAGGTATCATCAGAAAAGCACAGAAGGAGGCAGCGGCACATGAAAACACCATGGACCAAAGAAATGGGCACCGGACCCTATCCGGAGCAGTTTGCACAGCTTAACGCCGACACCTACATCCAGCGCAGGAACATCGAGGACGCTCCTGAGATGGAAGGGGTCGAGGATCCCGGCTGGGTATGCGAGAGCAGGATGATCTCGTCCGACGTCTACGAAGCTCTGCAGGAAGAGTACAACACGCCGACATACGCGGCACTGCTCGAACAGCAGGAAGCGCTCGATGACGCGAACGCCATGATCATGCTGAGCCAGGCAAAAATTGAAGACACGCAGGCGGAACAGGACGACACCCTCGGACTGATCCTATTAAACACCGAAAAAGAGGAGGTATAACATGAGCGTATACTACAAAACAGTCAAGAGATACTACGACAAGGGCTTATACACTGACGAGGACGTCGCTGTCTTCGTTAGAACCGGCAAGATCACAAAGCAGGAATACACCCTGATCACTGGCATGCCTTATCCTGAAGAATAGGGAGGGTGAGCCTAAGGGAAACGATAATTTCTGCGATCATCAGCGCGGGGGCGGCCATTGTAGTCTGCCTGATCACTCAGAACCGCCAGGCCATGAAGCTGGAGGCACAGCTTGACAAACAGACAGCACTCCTGGAACAGCGTCTCGGGCAACTCTCCGAGAGGGTTGAAAAGCACAACAACGTCATCGAGCGCACCTACAAGCTCGAAGAGCTCACCGCGCTCCAGGAGGAAAAGATCAAAGTCGCGAACCATCGGATCGACGACCTGGAGAAGAACCAATGAGAGGAAGAAAAAAGAAAAAGATCGAGACGTCAAAACTGCTCCTGATCGTCTCGGATGTGATGGCTGCGGTGGTGCTTCTTAGCTCCATCGTGGCTGTCTTCATCTTACAGAACACCGAGCCGCTGGTCTATCTGATCCCGGCGGTGTTCGGGCTCTCAGCAACGTCCCACGGCTTCTACTACTGGAAGGCCAGGGCGGAGAACCTCAACAAGTGGGGGCAGGGCGAAAAAATAGACAGAGAGGAGGATCCTGATCAATGGAATGGCTGATCAATAACTGGTATCTAATAGTGGCAGCAGGCGCAGTCGTCGGCGCTGTCATCTATGCCGTGAGGAAGTTCATGGGGCTCCCTACAGAGCAGCAGCTCGACAACCTCAAGGAGTGGCTCAAGTGGGCCGTCACACAGGCCGAGAAAGAGCTCGGAAGTGGCACCGGCCAGCTCAAGCTCCGCATGGTGTACGACCTGGCCGTGGAGAAGTTCCCGTGGCTCGTTCGTCTCGTACCCTTCGAGGAGTTCTCGATGTGGGTCGATGAGGCGCTCCTCTGGCTCAACAAACAGCTCGAAAGCAACAAGAACATCATCAACTTAGTGAAGGGAGGCGAGGACTAAGGGCATCACCGGCACAGGTAGCAACATTTATAAACACCATCGGGCCACTGGTCCAGAAGTACGCGAAGAACTGCGGCTATAAAATAGCCAGCACCGTGATCGCGCAGGCATGCTGCGAGAGCGCGTTCGGGACTTGTGCCCTCTCACCTTATCACAATTACTTCGGAATGAAGTGCGGAAGCTCCTGGAAGGGCAAGAGCGTCAACATGGCGACCCGGGAAGAATACACTCCCGGAACCCTCACGAACATCCGCGACAACTTCCGCGCCTACGACAGCATGGAAGAAGGCGTGGCTGGGTATTACGGCTTCATCAACTGGAGCAGATACGCGAACCTGAAGACAGCAACAACGCCGGAAGAGTACGCGCAGATGCTCAAGGCTGACGGATATGCGACCAGCTCGACCTACGTGAACACCCTGATCAAGATCGTGGACACCTACAACCTCAGAGTCTGGGACGACTTCTCGAAGACTCCGGCCACTGCTCCGGCCCAGGAGACTCCGCAGATCGCCCCTTCTGTTCTCAAGTACCTGGTGGGCAAGAACTACACCCTGCAGGCTGAGATGAAGGTCAGAAAAGGCCCCGGTCTTAACTACGGCGTGAAGAAACGCAGCGAGCTCACAGCAGACGGCCGCAAGCACGACAAGGACGGCGACGGGTTCCTTGATCCTGGCACCGTGATCACTTGTCTCGAGGTGAAGCAGATCGGCGCCAACATCTGGATCAGGTGCCCATCCGGATGGATCGCAGCATACCACAACGGCCATCTGTATATTAAGTGACGGGCCTCTTTTTGGCTCTGGTCATCCTGCTCGTCCTCACAGGCACCGGGACGAGCCTCATGATGCTGGGCGTGTATGCCATATACTCGGCGGGCAAATATCTCCGTAACAGAGAATAGTGCAAAAGACCGACTCCTCAGATCTGAGGAGTCGGTCTCTTCGCTTTTTCATCCTGAGACGCGAAGGTCGCAGGATGAAAAAGCGAGGCTCAAAGCATTATAAAAAGAGTTTCGCCGTCCCAGGAAGCCTCCCTGATCACGCGCTTCGCGATCTCGTTCTTCTCCTCCGTCGTGAAGTTGTCAAAGTTGGCCAAAAGGCCACAGATCTCGGAGTGCTTATCCTGGGCGCTTTTTAGGGCCTGAGCGTTCCGTCTTTTTTCCTGGGAGAGCTTCGCCTCTTCTCTTTTTAATACCTGCAGTTCGATGTCGAGCTTCTCGATCTCGGCCACGATATACTTGGCCGCGGACGACTGCGCCGATGTGGCCAGCGTACCGGTGAGGCGCTCGATCTTCTCTTCCGTCTTTTTTATGTTTTTTCTAAGATGATCGCCGGATCCGGCGGTCTTTTTCTCGATCTTCACATACTTTTTTATATTATCCGGGTCGTGCTCGATGCTCCTGAAGACTTCCAGAACCTGATCATCCAAGAGCTCGGCCTTGATCTGACTCATGTCACAGTCGCCCCGGCGTTCCCTGTTATAGCATTTATACCAGGTCGAGACCGAGCCGTCGACCTTCTTGCGTCTGGCCAGACCCATGAGGCGGCCGCACTTCTTACAGCGCAGGACACCCTTCAGGAGGGTCGTGTCGTACTTCATCGTCTTCTCGAACACATGACGGCCGAAGAACCCCTGCAGAGCGAGCCAGTCGTCTGCAGACATCTGCGGCTCATGGTAGCCGATGGAGATCCGCCAGTTCTCAGGCGGTGCGATGGAGTGCTTTTTCTTATGGTTGACGACTGTCTGCATGGTCCGACCGTATACCATGACGCCATGCTTCCCGTCCCAGAGCTCCCGGGGACTTCCCTCGTCCATCTGGCAGCCCTTCTCCGCGAAGTAGTCATAGATCTCCGGAGTGTCGGCCACGCAGTACGGGCTCCTGAGGATCTGATGGAGCTGAGTCGTGGAGAGAAAAGATCCCCGGATCGACTTGATCCCGTTGTTTTTGCAGTAGGTCTCCATCTGCTGGAGTGAGAAGTTGTTCTCCTGCAGGATCCTGATCAGCTGGTTCTTGTACTCCAGCTCCTCCTCGTTCGTGACGATGGTCTTGTGCTTTTTTCCGCCCAGGCTGATCTCCTGGATGTCGTACCCGATCGGGGGCTGGCCACCACACCAGAAGCCCTTGGCCGCCAGGTGGTTCAAGTTGTCCCGGATCCTGAGCGCGTCGTTCCCGATCTCCAGGCCAGAGAAGATCACGGCCAGGTACATCATCGCCTCGCCGATCGGCGTGGTCGTGTCGATCCCGTCCTTCACCGTGACGAACTTGACGCCCTTCTCTTTTAAGAAGGTGTAGAAGGTGCAGAAGTCCATCATGTCGGAGCAGACGCGGTCGATGCGGTAGATCACAACACAGTCGACCAGGCCGTCCGCCACGTCTTCCTTCAGCTGGTTCATGGCCGGGCGATCGATGTCGCTCCTGACGTAGCCGTCGTCCTCGTAAGGCGTGACCGTGTCGACGTCGTCGAAGATCCGGTCGATGTACTCCCTGCAGGCTTCATACTGCATTTTTACAGAGTCCGAGGAGTCCGTGAAGTAGGACTTCCTCGTATATATTCCAAAGTTCACAGCAGTGTCCTCCTATATGTGGAAAATGTGGAAAACACTGCGGAAAATGTGCTATAATGTGCACGTGTAGAGGCACTTCTCACAGTGTTCTCGCTCCTGGGCGTCGTCTGTTCCCGCAGGCGGCGCCCTTCTTTTATTCTTTTTCGAGCCTTGCGGCCATCCGGGTGAGCTTCTGACCATAGGCGTCAAGCCTTCGGTAGGCGTTCACCAGGTCCATCTCTTCGACTGTTATGTCGGCATGGATCAGATCAGCGCCCAGACGGTCCTGCTCTTCTGCGGTCATCCGCGGGTATGGCTTGCGGATGTCTGAGTTCCCCATCAGGTAGTTGATGTCGACGTCTAAGATGTCGGCCAGCTGGTCGATCATATCGAACCTGGGCACCCTCACGCCTCGCTCGTACCCGGAGACGGCCATCTTCGTGACATCCAACCGGGCCGCAAGCTCGTCCTGGGAGAGATCCTTCTCCTTCCTCAGCTGCCTCAGGCGGTCCTTGAAATCTGCCATTTTTAGCACCTCCTAAAAAAGTAAACAGAAAGTTTAATTTCTCTATTGACAATTATAAACGGAACGTTTAATATAATCAAGTAAGCGTTACGCTTACACAGACAACACGGAAGGAGGTGCAAGGAGTGATCGATGCAAAAGGGATCGGCCAGACACTCAGAACACTCAGAGGCGAGAAGCCACAGAAGGAAGTCGCGGACGCAGTAGGCGTCACGGTGATGGCCATCTCGCAGTACGAGAACGGCGAGCGCATCCCCAGGGATGACGTCAAGCTCAAGCTGGCCAACTACTTCAACGAGTCAGTAGAACGAATTTTTTTTACTTCATAAGTAAGCGCAGCGCTTACAGGTGCGGGAACACCGGAACAAGAAAGGAGCGGAACACCATCATGACAACATTCCACGAAGACAAACAAACAATATGCGACCTTCTCTGCGAGACCTTAAAGGCTACCAGAGGACAGAACGACGTCAAGGCCCTCAAGTACGAGATCCTGGACAACGATGACGAGCGCGTCACGATCGAATACGTGCACGGCGGATCCCGCCTGGTGAACGTGTCGATGGACTCCGGCGTGGCCATGATCAGAGACATCATGCGCGCATGTGAATAGGAGGTGGCCGAGATGATGAAGTACGAGTTCGAGGACCATCTGAAGGCACTGGAGCCGATGCGCTTGGGAATATCTGACGAAGACTACAGCCTGATCGAATACGTCTACACCTGGCACCCTTGCATCAGTGAGACCGAAGGCAAGGCACAGGTCGCCTGGCTCTACAAAGAGTTCGGCATCAAGGTCTTCCAGGATATGCAGGCCACCGCAAGAAGGAACCAGGAGCTCGAGGAAGCCATCCAGAGGACACGTGGACAGCTGCAGAAGCTACTCGACGAAGCGGATGCGCTCCGGAAGGGAGGCAGACCATGAGAACGTTCTGGACTGTATACCCTGACGACCCTGATCTGAGGCCCAGGCACTTCACAACGAAGGCCGAGGCGCAGGAGTGGGCGGACGGACTTTGCTGCAGCTACTACATCGAGCACATCTGAGGGAGGAGCGATATGAAGAAGAGGGAGATCAAGATAAAAGTCACCTACACGGACGGGTACAAGGAGCGCTTCACAAAAGCATGCGTCGAAGTCGCCAGGAAGCGGGTGAGCGCATGAGAAGAGAAGAGCCGAAGACATTGATCACGAGCTTTTTGCTGGGGATCGGCATCGCCTTCACGCTGGCCATTATACTCCGGCCGTCCTATCTGAGGGAGCAGGCGGAACGCGAAGAGCTGACGAGGCAGTGGATCGCCGAACAGATCGCAGCCGACAGAGCTCTCGAGGCAGAGATGGAAGCCGAGAGACTCCGCTGGGAAGAGATCGAGGCGGCGAAGACGCAACCGGAGCCCACGATCATCGAAGTCAAGGAAGTCCTGGACGATGTCTACATCCCGGACGACGTCGAAGAGGCCGCACGCTTCTGGGGCGAGGTTTACAACATCGAGCCCGAGTTCCTTGAAGCGATCGCCTGGACCGAGAGCAGGTTCGATCCTCTGGCAGTAAACGGCGGATGCGTCGGACTGATGCAGGTGGCTCCAAAGTGGCACACCGGAAGAGCTGAGGATCTTGGCTTCACAGCTGACGACCTCTACACGGTGAACGGCAGCATGGCAGTGGCCGCTGACTATCTCCGGGAACTATTTGAAACCAACGACGACCCCTACTGGGTCCTTATGACATACAACGGCGATAGTAACGCCGAGGCCTACATGAAGCTGGAGCACTCGCCCAGCGAGTACGCTCTCAACATCTGCGACCTGGCGTTCTTTATAAGACAAGATCACGAAGAAGGGAGGAGTTGCACATGGCTGGACGAATAAAACACGCACAGCGCAGCCACAGAAGCTATCAGCAGCAGGCAGCGATGGCCGGAAGTTTTGCAAGACAGTCGGCCGCCTACGCCGCAGTAAGATCGGCCAAGAAGAGCCAGGGCATCCTGGCAGGACTGAAGAACATGTTCCACAAGTCACAAGCTAAATGAGAAAAGGAGGAACCGCAAAATGCAAATTACAGTGACTTTTAACAACTTAGAGGAGGTCAATGAGTTCGCGAGCCGTGTCTGGATCGCTGGCCTCACAGAAGAGAAGAAGCCCCTCACGAAGGAGGAGCTGAACGAGTCGGCCAAGAAGACCGCAGAGATCATCAACGCCGCAGAAGCAAAAGAGGAGGCCGAAAAGAAGGCCAAAAAGGAAGAGGCGAAGAAGTCCTCACCTAAGACAGAAAAACCCGCAGAAGAGGCTCCTGCGCAGTCAGACGAGCCTGCTGAGGAGCTCCCCTTCGCTGAGGACAAAAAGGAAGCGCCTGCTGCCGGAGTGACTGAGAGCCAGGTGAAGGTTCGCCTCTCTGAGAAGCTCAAAGCAGGCAAGAAGGCAGAGGTCAAGGAACTGTTCGGCAAGTACGGCGTCGAGAAGCTCTCCGAGCTCATCGAGAAGCACCCGGACAAGCTGGACGAGTTCTACAAAGACGCGGAGGGTATCTGATGGCAGCACCAACCAAACACGCAAAACTGAATAGCAGCGGGGCCCACAGATGGATGAACTGCCCCGGATCGGTGAAGATCTCCGAGCAGTTCCCTGCATCGTCTTCGATCTACGCGGACGAGGGAACACTGGCCCACGATGCTGCAGAGCAGCTGATCAAGACGCAGAAGGTCTCAGCTGCACACAAGGGCAAGATCACGAAGTTCTACGGAGAACACCCGGAACTGGGTGGAAGTGTGGCCGAGATGATCACAACCCTGGAGCCGTATGTCGACTTCATCCAGGAAGAGTACGCGGAGGCCTTAAAGACTGACGCAGGCGCCCAGCTCCTCACAGAGCAGAAGGTCGACCTCTCGAACTGGATCCCGGAAGGCTTCGGCATCACAGACGTGGCCATCATCGGAGGCAAGACGCTCCACATCATCGACCTGAAGTATGGCAAGGGCGTCCCGGTCTTCGCAGAAGGCAACCCACAGCTCAGACTCTACGCGCTCGGCACTCTGGCCATGCTGGAGATGATCTACGACATCGACGAGGTAAAGATGACGATCTACCAGCCGCGCATC